ATGCAAAAGCAAGTAACTGAAAGATGGTCGATGGATATGAAGTCAGACTCTTGGTTATCAAAAAATATAAGACCACTAGTTTTAATATTTCTAGTAGTATCAACAGTATTGTTAGTTTTTATCGACGCTGGGGTTATTGCTTTTGAGGTTAAGGCTTCGTGGGTAGACTTATTACAATTAGTATTAATAACAGTGATTGGTGCTTACTTCGGCGGTAGATCACTAGAAAAAGTAAAAAAATAAAATTATGGCAATATCACAAGATACAGCTTATGGATTTGGTCAATTAGGTAGTGTTTTTACAGACACAGCTGATAACCCGATCGTCCCGCCAACTGGTAAAGTTTTTGTAGCAATTACATTTTTAGCTGATACACAGCTAGAAATAACTAGTGGGACAGGAGAGGGTTTAACAGCTGACACGACACACACAGCTACCCAAGGTTTGGAATATGTAGGTACAGCTGTCGCTGCTCATAACTTGACTGCTGGAAACGAAACTGCTATTAGTGGTAGTGGTGGACAAATAATGGACAACGCCAATACGTTTCCAAAAGGAATTACTATATATGGGCGATGGACCAATATAGAAATCGGTAACGGTAAAACAGGTGCTTTAATAGCTTACATAGGAGAATAATGATCGGGTTAGGGTTAGGATCACAACCCACAACTGAGTGCGGTATATTTGGTAGTTATCAATGTTTAGAGCTAGATGGCGATAGTGATTACGTTTCCTTGCCTAGTGGACTTAAGAACGCGGTAAATCCTAATAGTGGTACTATATCTTGTTGGGTGAACATAAGAGAAAACAACGCGAGCAGCAGTCAAAATATAGTAAGACTTGCTGACGATGACACGAATAATAATATAACCTTACAGTACCAAAAAACCCACACTGAATTTAGAGCTGTTTATAGATTAGGAGGAACTTACAAAGAGGCGGCTTATAATGAAGCTAGCTTTGTCCACAGTGACTATATGGACCAGGGTTGGATTCACCTTGCAATGACATGGGAAAGTGACGGCGCTGGAACTGGAGAGGTAAAAATATACTATAACGGAGTTCATAAAGAAACGACTGCTCAAACTAGCAATTGGGGCTCTGACGTTATTGACATAGCTGTGATTGGTGCTAATGATAGCTTGGATGGTGCTTTTACAGATGGGTTTATAGATCAAGTCGCTATTTACAACGTGGTACAAACCAGCGCTAGCATATCAAAAATGTATAACGGCGGTACGATGCTAGATTTAACAACTATTCAAGGTAGACTAGATTATACTTCTTCTGGATTAATAGGTTACTATCAATTCGAAGGAAACGCCTTAGATAGCAGCGGAAATGGTTATGACGGTACTTTAGGTGGAACAGCTGGATTTAACACAACACAACCTTAATAATATGTTAGGATTAGGAAATACAATTACAGGAGGAGCAGCATTAGAAGAGTCGTTTACACCAGAAGGTTTATCTAGTGCAATACATTTTTGGAGAGCGGATGTTGGGGTGGAAGAATCAGATGAGAGTTTTCCAGAAGACGGAGAGCAAGTTACTAAATGGAGAGATCAAGTAGGTAGTGAGCATGCCACGGCTAGTAGTGATTATCCCGTATACAATACATCTGAAACGGCTTTAAATTTTGACGGGGGATCTAAGCAACTTGCTCTACCTAGCGGCGACGTCTCTTTATCAGGAGATTTTTCTATATGGGTTAGAGTTAAATTTGTTAATATAACAAACTCTGACAAATTTTTAATAGATAGTTCTGATGCTAATATGTTTTGGAGAATTACAAGCACTACAAAGTCTAGACTTAAAACCGCTGCTGGTGCAGGTGGTAATAATGATTTTACGATTCCTACAATATCAACTGGTACTGATTATAATTTAGCGATACAAAGGTCAAGTGGTAGTGTAAGATTGTATCTAAATGGAACCGAAAGTAGTACTGGCGCGTTATCTGAGACAGCTGCAATAACCTTTGATAAAATAAAAGGAGCTATAAACGATCACTTCAAGGCATTGCTCGTTTGCAATAGTGCCTTAAGCGAAACAGAAAGATCTAACGTGAACACATGGTTAAACGATAACTTATAATTAATTAAAATTAAATAAAATGGCAAAAAACACAGCAAAAAAAATCAAGGAATTGAAGGCTGAAAAACCTTCTAAAATTACAAACGAAGAATTAAATCAAGTACAATCAGTAATTAACGATATTAATAGAGCGCAACTAGAGGTTGGGTCTATGGAAAGTAAAAAACATAATCTTTTACATCACGTATCTATGTTACAAGAACAGTTAAATAAAATGCAAGTTGAATTTGAAAAGACTTATGGTACAGCTGATATTAACATTCAAGATGGTACTATAAATCATAAAGAAGATGTCAAAACTGATTAGAAAAATTACTGTAGGTAAAGACTACAAAAACGACGCTATGCATTACTCTGTTGGTCAAGAGGTATATGGTGGACATACTATTTGCGATATAATAGAAGAAAAAGAAAAGTATTCTATTTATATCAAGAAAAACAAAGATGTATTACCTTGGAAAGACTTTAACAAAAATATGGCTGTATCTATAGAGTATAATTTACAGTATTAATGAAAGCGCCTTTTGACTTTGTTATAGAGCCAAAAGGAAATAGATATAACAACACAACTAAAGTTGGGGATAAAAATCTTATAGTAAACACTGAGGTTTATAACCATCAATTTGTAAATAGAGAAGCTATTGTTAAATCAGTTCCTACAGCTTTTGAAACAGAAATAAAACCTGGAGATACTATTATAACACATCACAACGTTTTTAGACGTTGGCATGACGTTAGAGGTAACGAAAAGAATAGTAGAAGTTATTTTGATGAAAACACTTATCTAGTAAAAGAAGATCAAGTTTTTTTATACAAAAGAAACGGTGAGTGGAAAGCTCCTAAAGGATATTGTTTTGTACAACCTATCAAGGAAAGAAAACACTTAGGAGTAGATCAAGAAGAGTCGTGTATTGGTATTGTTAAACATACTGATGGTTCTTACGAAAAAGGAGATCTAGTAGGATTCACACCTTTTTCAACATACGAGTTTGTAGTCGATGGAAAAAGACTATATAGAGTTATGACACAATTTATTACAATTAAATATGAATACGAAGGAAACGAAGAAGAGTATAATCCAAGCTGGGCAGAAAGCAGTTGAGGAGCTGATTAAAGTCGCAAAAGAACCTATTGTAGATTCAGATGACGATATATCAGCTGATAGATTAAAAAATGCCGCAGCTACTAAAAAACTAGCTATATTTGACGCATTTGAAATACTTACAAGAATCCAAGAAGAAGAAAACTTGCTTGAGGGCAAAACACCTAAAGAGGCAGAGAAAAAAGTCTTTAAAGGATTCGCAGAAGGTAGATCTAAGTAATGTACAAGCAAAGTTTAGTTAACATAGTTGAGCCAATAAAAAGAACCACTGTTACCAGAATGAACAGAGGTAAGAAGTGGAAGTACGGCTACAACAAGGAACACGATTTAATAGTATTGTCTCACAATGGAGTTATCGGTGAGATTATAGAAATACAAAATTTAATTATAGCGCTACCGAAACCACCCAAAGAAGTATATAAGCATCCAAAGAATAAATGGGTTCAACAGGAGTATCCTAAAGAGCTCGAAAGGATTAAGAACATATTCGATTGGAGGAGTTATCCGGAAAACAACAAAGAAAAATGGTACGATTACATAGACGAAGAATTTAAACGACGAGAGGAGGGTTTCTGGTTTATGAATAATGGTAAACCAACCTGGATAACTGGTACGCACTATAGGTATTTACAATGGAGTAAGATTGATGTTGGAGCCCCAGACTATAGAGAAGCAAATAGATTGTTTTATATATTCTGGGAAGCTTGCAAGGCAGATAAAAGATGTTACGGTATGTGTTATCTTAAGAACCGTAGATCTGGGTTTTCTTTTATGTCGTCAGCAGAAACAGTTAATTTAGCCACTATATCAAGTGATAGTAGATATGGTATACTATCAAAATCAGGTGCGGATGCTAAAAAAATGTTTACAGACAAAGTTGTTCCTATATCGATTAACTATCCTTTCTTTTTTAAACCTATACAAGATGGAATGGATCGTCCAAAATCCGAGCTTGCTTATCGTGTTCCCGCTAGTAAGTTTACGAGAAAGAAGATTACAGCGAACGAACAACTCGAAGATATTAAAGGATTAGACACAACGATAGACTGGAAGAACACAGGAGATAATAGTTATGATGGGGAAAAACTAGCGTTGTTAGTTCATGACGAAAGTGGTAAGTGGGAAAGACCAGACAATATATTAAACAACTGGAGAGTTACAAAAACTTGTTTAAGATTAGGTAGTAGAATAGTAGGAAAGTGTATGATGGGCTCAACTTCTAACGCCCTTGACAAAGGAGGAGACAACTTTAAAAAACTATACAATGCTTCAGACGTTACCTCACGAAATCGTAATGGACAAACAAAATCTGGTTTATATTCTCTTTTTATCCCAATGGAGTGGAACTACGAAGGATTTATTGATGAATACGGACATCCAGTCTTCGATAATCCAGATCATGATGTATTCGGACCAGATGGCGAATTAATAGACGTAGGTATAATAGAACATTGGGAAAACGAAGCAGAAGGATTAAAATCTGATCAAGATGGTTTAAATGAATTTTACCGTCAGTTCCCAAGAACTACAGAGCACGCGTTTAGAGACGAGGCTAAAAACAGTATATTTAATTTAGTAAAAATATACGAACAAATAGATTACAACGAAGGTATAGGTAACTCAGCAGCGTTATCAGTTGGAAACTTTCAGTGGGTTAACGGAATTAAAGACACTCAAGTTATATTTTATCCAGATCCAAAAGGTAGATTTAAAATAAGTTGGGTACCACCAAGTCACTTGCAAAACAGAATAATAGTTAAAAACGGTATTAAATACCCGGCTAACGAGCATATGGGCGCCTTTGGTTGTGATAGTTACGATATATCAGGAACAGTTGATGGCAAAGGATCTAATGGAGCTTTACACGGATTAACTAAGTTTAGCATGGAAGACGCTCCTCCAAACCACATGTTTTTGGAGTATGTGTCAAGACCACCAACCGCGGATATATTTTTTGAGGATGTTTTAATGGCCTTGGTGTTTTATGGTATGCCATTGCTTTGTGAGAATAACAAACCGAGGTTGTTGTACTATTTAAGAAGAAGAGGTTACAGAGGATACAGCATGAATAGACCAGATAAAACTTGGAACAAATTATCTGTGACAGAAAAAGAAATAGGTGGTATACCCAACTCAAGCGAAGATATAAAGCAAGCTCATGCGGCTGCTATTGAAATGTACATACAGAATCACGTTGGTCA